AAGAAATACTCGAATGGACTAGCAGTGAAGAAGAACAAACGCTCGAAGAGATCATCGAAGATGAGGAAGAGAAACTCATAGCATCTGAGCGTGTAGCCTACATCCTCAAAAACAAACCTATCTGGCAAAAAGGATGGCACCAGACCCCACCGGAGTTAGGCTATCTCGTCCACAACCTTCCTCCGCGCGGTACTATGGGAAACGCGAGCTGGGTTAACTTCGAACGTCGTCTCATCGGAGTTGCGGAGCAACCACTACACCTTGGTTCATCCATCCACGTGTTTTCCTTTCCCCAATCCCGCGTACCAGACACCCGCTTGTTTCCTCCACAACTCCACAAGAACTACATGTATCGGGGGATATATCTAGTAGCTGCCATGGGAAACGATGGGCCATACTGGCTCCGTATGACGCAAGACCAGTACACACTCATCCAGCAGTACTTCAACATCGGTTCAGCTCCCCTTCCATCTTCATTACCTGAAGTAACCACCACCAACGTAGCTCACGATGTCCAGCCTATGGGACCATTCCAAGCTTTCACTCCACGCACGGACTTCATCAAGGAAGCTAACGAACGTCGCTTCTCTCCCCTAACGCCCGCAGGGCACGAGCTACAGCATTATATGGCTATCCTCTAATTTCACTGCAACATTCAGTGAATAAAAAAAAAAGCCCAGGTGGCGGTTCACTATTACCCGCCACCTAGGCTTTTTTTACTATGGTGAATCATCAAAGCAAATACATGTGTTGGACTATGAACAACCCACCAGCAGCAGACATGCTGGCTCCGGAACGCTTCCGCGACGCGTGGCTAGCCATCGGAGCGACCTACGTCGTCTTCCAGCTAGAGAGGGGGGAAGAAGAAACTCCGCACTACCAAGGGTATGCGGAATTCGCGAAAAAGAAAACCTATAATGCAGTGAAAAACAAACTAGCAGATTACTGCAACTGGCACGAACGGTTCGAGATTCATTTCGAAAAACGCTTTGGAACTCAACAAGAGGCCGTAGCCTACTGTGAGAAAGAGGACAGCCGCAAGGATGGTCCCTGGAAGGGCGGAGCCCTGAAAGAGGGGGCGTACAAGGGCGCTCGCAATGACATAACACCATTCAAGGACGCGCTTAAAGCGGGAAAACGCAACCGCGAGCTTATCGAGGAATTTCCGCTTTTCTGTGCAAAATACCCCAAGTTCATGAACCTCGTCCGCGAGTCCTACCGGCCTGCGCTTCGCTCCGAGCCCACGACCGTGGTGCTCCGCCATGGTTCCACTGGTGTAGGTAAAACTCGGTCTACGTGGCTTGCCCATGACGCAGATGCAAACGATTTATATGTGAATCCGATACAGGGGACCGGTTTCTGGATGGACGCTTACGACCAACAGCAACACTGCCTTCTAGACGACTTTGCAGGCGCTGCCAGTCACGTCAATCTTACGCAGGTACTGCGTTTGCTTGATCGCTATCCAGTACTCGTTCCTATCAAGGGATCACATGTTTGGTGGTACCCTAAGCAGATCACTATCACGACTAACATCCATCCTCGTGGTTGGTACAAATGGGCTCGCCGTGAAGAGCAATACCGTGCTCTGATGCGTCGCATCACTGGCATATTCTATGAGAATATGGACGTACCGCTATCCCCGGCTGAGTGCGAGAAGTACCGCGACGATTACTACAACTACGGCTACGAGGGAGAATACGATCCTCGTCACCAGGAGACTACTTAGCTAAATATATCTTCATTATATTTTTCACTGAAATAAAACGAAAAGAAAAGTCGACTCGACTCGAGACCCCCCCTTTCCGTTTCAGTATGAAACGTTCCTACGGAAACATGTCCGCACCTTACATCCAGTACCCTCAGCGCGGCTATGCCCGCCCTACACGCCCGCAGAACTACAAGGTTCAGCTCAAGAACTTTGGGCGTCAGCAGAGCTTCGCACCGACCTCTCGGGCGTCCCTCATGATGCCGGAGACGAAGTACTTCGACGTAGGGATCAACGGCTCCACCACGTGGGCCGGAACCACCTTCGCCGACACGGAAGTTCCGTGCGACAACTACGTCAACAGCAGTGGAACTGCTGCGGCCTACAGCGATTCGGCCCTTATCCCTTCCGCAGTAGGGTCCGGGTATGGACAAGTCAATGGCAATCGCTACAAGCTGAAGAAGATCCGCGTCCGCGGAGATGTCGCGGTGAACATCTTGCCTGTCCAAGATGACGCAAATTATGCCCGTCTCGTTCGCGTGATGCTGGTCATGGACACCCAGCCCAATGGGACGCAGGCCCAGGGCGAAGACATCATCCAAGACGTTGGTGCATCCTCGGAGAACCTCTACGCCTATAAGCGCGTAGCCTCGTCTTCCGGACGGTTCCGCATCCTCAAGGACCAGTTCATCACGCTGCAGCCAACTACGGCCCAGACGGACGGCACTGCCACCTCTTCGAATGGCTTCCAGTCGCAGCAGTTCAGCATGCAGTACCAGCCCAAGACGCCTATCCAGGTCAACATCAAGAGTGGCAACTCCACTCCGACCGTTGCTGGGCTGGAGACGTGCAACATCTTCCTCCTGATGGCAGGCATCGATGCCGGTAATGGTTCTGCTGTGCAGACCTTCATGCACGCTTCCGCGCGTACCTACTACTCCGACTAAGGAGCCCCCCCCATATTCATTATTCAATGGAAAATTCAGAAGAAATACTCGAATGGACTAGCAGTGAAGAAGAACAAACGCTCGAAGAGATCATCGAAGATGAGGAAGAGAAACTCA